CAGGGTCCCGGTCCGAGGCTTGAGAGCCAAGCAACTGATAGGTGCAACCATGCCGGGAGGAAAATTTTCATGGTGCATAAGAGAAACTCGCTTTGGCTTAGCCACGTGCGAAGCGTGGTGGCTTGGGCTTATACACGTGCCAAACGTGTCCTCAAAAGAGGTAGAGCTTGCCGGGCTCAACAGAACTCCCTTCAGGAGAATGAGTATGGGCAGGGGATACCGACCCCACCGACGGCAAAGCGGAAACGGACTTGGACGCAAACATCATTCGAGATGGCGCCCCCCTGGCCACCGAGGTAGTGATAGTGGAAGGCAGGGGTGGGGTTGCCAACATTTGTGGCTTTACACTCGGTACCAAAGGGATGGTCGCCGGGGAGGGCGGCCTCGACAGAGATGGCAGTCTGGATGGAACCACAGACTTGGCCAGAGTACAGTTCGGCGAGGTGCATCGGTTCCTCAGGGGCGGTGTTGCTACCAGTAATCGCCCAGAGTAAACGCCGATCAGCGCCAAGGTAGACAGTAGCAGTGTGGCTATACCCAACAAAGCGAACACTCGAGTAAGCACTAAACCGAGAACTTTTGGCGACATCGTCGATGTCGATAGACAGGCGCCGAACAGTAGGAGAAAGAAAGAAAACACCAGCAACAGTGATAATAGGAACAGGGGTCGGGGCAGCAACGGTAAAAGCATCGCGCGGCAAAGGAACACCGACGACCTCGTGTGCGGCGGTGGTGGCAGTGGAGGACGTGCCTGCAGCAGGTTGGGCCATGTGTGTCGGTGAGGCCGGCGGAGTAAAAGGCAAAGAAAACGGTGTGGTGGGAGATGGCGAATCAATATTCGAAACGGGAAGGGGGGGAACACGAATTTAAGGTGGTAATCACCCTCCCAAGATGGGTGCCGCGAATTGGCCGCAGGGTGAGGAAAAGAGACAAACAAAGAGCCGGAACACGCGATACAAAGCCGCGCGGGCAGAAAGGAAAGGTGCGCTGTGAGGTGGTGTACCACCATCGGGCGTTATTTAACATCGCGAATACCCGCGCGATCGTTCTGAGGTGGTCGGCAACACGCGTACCCCGTGGTCACTAGACGGTTGACTATGGTAACGCCATGAATCGCCTTTGGTGGGTGTGGTCCCTTTCAGAGAGGCAACATGAAGGCCCGCTTGCCCTGCGACTGCGGGAAAACATGCTGCTTGCGCAACCGCCAGCTCGGCTTGACAAGGCGACAAGGCGGCACAGGAGTTGTGTGGTCAGGCGGATCAGGGAGCCCTGGAATCCGCCAACCCATACGATGACAGTGGGCAACCAGTTCGGCATAAACCGTGGCGTACAACTCGTCATCCGTATTCGGAAAGTCTCGCAACTGGACAGCGAACGACACGAAGAAGTCGTAATCCGTAGCGCGTTCGACAAGGCCGACAGACAAACGATTCCGCATATACCGCCAGTCGTAAGTGACTTTGCCATCACGTACCTCGAAACCAAACAGATGACCGACCGGCCCAACATGCGTTTTCGGGTCCATCAACCAGTGGCTGGGCCGGAAATCCTTGGCAAAATCGGGCCGACCGGCAACCAACGAGTCGTCGCCGCCGTACGCCTGGGCACGGCCGGCCATACCGGCATACTGCGCGTTCGTGATCGCAAGATTCCGCACAGTGTTGAGCAGGAACGTGTAGCGATCTCCGGAATGCTGCATCAACCGCAGATTGCCCATGAAGCAGGTAGTGGAACAACGTTCCTCGGCCCAAGTGGACAAGTAATCCTCGGGTACACCTATCTGCCGGAGCAGCCAGAGATCGAACTTGACGAATGGCCCGTCAATACTACTGTCCCAGGCAGTATAATCATTCTCCGTGAAGACGGTGGTGTCACCCATGTGCTGCTCAATCCACCTAGCAAGATCATCGGGCGTCTTCCGCAGGTAAAGCATGACATGAGGCGGGCAGTCAGCCAACAGCACACGTTCGAGCGCAAGCGCATAAACGGCATCCCGAAAAGTCTTCATGACCGGGAAAGTTGTGACGATCTGTCCGGCCTTCGCTGGTCCGCCCCACGTGTCCCGCTTACGCACGACTTGTGTCTTCAGGAAAACGCGGGTCTGCTCCTTACTCCAGTCCGGTGGTTCATTCACCAATGCCCGTTGGATGTCCTTAAGTGTCCGCTTGGTCATCCAACTATCAAGACATTCTTCGACACACTGTTCGAAGAGGCCTTCCATTTCACGTGGCCGGCGGAAATTAGGGAACTGGGTCAGGAAGCCGTTCTTCAACTGCACATAACGTGAGCGCCCGGCGTAAATATTCCTGCGATTCGCCGCCGGCGTGGCCATCTTCAACCGTTTGTCCAATGACTTCCGCTCGGTGGCACGGTCTTGGCGGGCGTGGTGCTGCGCCCCGGCATGTTTATGGTCGGGGAACTGATGGGTGGCGCCTATCCCAGGTGCGCGCAGCTCTCGAGCGTCACGATCACCAAACTCCTCCCAAGCGTGGTGATGCATCGGATCAGCCGGCACCGTGGGTTCAGGCACGACGGAGTGCAACAAACCGTCAACTGGGGCGGTGAGAACCGCTTTGCGGCTTTGTGCCCGCTGAATGCGGCCAACCTGGGGATGCTGAAACGCCACTGCCCGGTTGACATGTTCGGCAGTGACAGGGGCACCCAGCAGCGACGGAATACCATCATTGACCCCAATGAAACCGGACGGTCGGAATCCAGGTATGGAACAGTTGGCGGTCCTGACGATGTGCGAGTAAACGGCCCGCGGAACCATCCGCGCCCAATCACACGAGGCTGTTAAAACACCCGCGCCTTGTGAACTGCTCAGACTAACGAGAGAACCCAAGATAGGCGTGGTCGACCACGAGAAATTGGCCACCGCGCGGGTCTCTTGCGGCCAGTAGAGGAAAACGTTGCGACGGCCCCGCGTCAAAGCCACAAGGGCAGAAGCATCGGTAATCGCGTCGGTCATCCCGCCCAGATCCACACAGTAGTCCCCGTCAAACTCCAGCCCCTGTGACGTGGCAATGACGTAGGCCGGTGTGCCTCCATGAGTTTTAGTCTCAGCGAACCGTGGTGAGGTGACGAGCAGGGGAATGTCCGGCGGGGGTTTCGACACGACAGTGACATGCCCGTCCAGCCGCACGCCCGGCGCGCTGTGGAATCCGAACAACTCAGCAACCGGCTGTGGGAGACGCCAACTCACCGTCGCGTAGTTGGGTGGTTTCGCCTTCATGAATGCCCGCGACATAAGGTCCCCACCGATGGGCTTGAGCGTCCGACTCAGTGCGGTCTGTTCCGGGAAAGACGTCTGCGTTTGAGCAGGGTCACCGGTCAAGACGATCATCCGCAGGGACGGGTTGTTGAAAACGAGCCAATCGATGGTACCTGGGGGCCAACGTGTGAAGTCGTCCAACACCACCAGTTCGCCGCAACCTTTCCGCAGTACCTCCAGCCCGGTGACGTACTGTGACGAGTTGGCGTCAGAACCGAGGGGTTGTTGGTGTGGGGGTTTCTGCAGCGCGTCGCCTGCCAGCAAAGGGGACGGAAACGCCCACACCTGGCTAGTAACGTGGATCCCGCTGTCCGTCAACACACGCCGTGCCGCAGTTGTCTTACCGCAGCCCGGGACACCGAACAAAGTGACCAGCTCGATCTCATGTGCCGCGCCAAACTTTACCATGGCACGCTGCTGGGCCGGCGCGGAGCGATCAGAGTCACGCACAAGCCACAAGTTCGGAAAGTCACGGAGGTCCTGCGCGAGTATGTCAGCCACGGCCCGGTCGGGCGTGAACTGGTAATGGGAGGGCCGGAGCACGACACGCGGCATCATCGGTACCGGTCCGGGTGCTTCATTCTCGATCTCCCGATGGAGGACATTGGCAGCCTGACGTTGAGCGGGAGTCGCCATCTGCATACCTCGGAACGAAGGCAACGTGTCCGCAAATTCGCGGGGGACCGAGGCGATTAGCGGGCGGTAATCGTTGAACTCGAGATCGGCGGAATTCAGACCAACAAGCTCGGGACCCATACCCGCCAGCTCCCCGAGAGCGTCGATTGCCTCAAGCGCATCAGCACGCTGTACACGCGGTTGTTGGCCAAAAGGTGCCATCACCGGTGGTACGCGGATGGCGTCGGGCACATCGCCCACCAGATCGACGACAGGGTTGACGCCAGGCCTCAAAACTGGCAACCGCGCGGGCCGCGCGGCGTTAGGCCCGCCTTCCAAGTACGGCGCAACTTCAAGCCGCCGGAAGTTTGGTGGGTCCATCCTCCGGGCCACAGGGATGACATGGAAGGCACCATCGGGACCTAATGTGACCGGGCGCATAATAAGGTCCACAGTGGGGAACCCGGGCAACGCAGGTACTGCCGGTAAAGCGTTCTGGCCAACATCCTGGCCCATCTCGTCGAGGCGGCGCACATTGAGCCCAATACCAAACAGCACGCACGCCTGGGTCATGGTTTCGACGCGGACAAGCCCATGATGGTACTCCGGGACGATATCATCCGTGGCCACGTGGGCCAGATAAAGCGCCATGATCCGGGCGGGTGTACCATGCCCCAAGGCAGTGGCCAAACAATTCCAGAAACAGCTAAACCGTTCCTGGACTGGCCGGTCAATGTGGGGCAAGGCATCCAATAACCGGAAGAACTCAGGTGCGCCATTAGTGGGCAACTGGCGGTACCAGTTCCGATACGGGTGAAGCTCGTTGCCCGGGGGAACCCCGCCACCGGTGGGAATCAGTGGACGCATATATCCCGCATGCTCAGCGCCAGTCGGTACCTGCCAACCGGGCACGTCAAGAATGTTCTCAGCAGGCCGGACCGCGGGGTCGACCAGTTGCGGGGCGGGCGCGTCAGGACCCCGATCATGTAAGCCCTGAACGTGCATCGTACCGTAATTCCGAACCGGTGCATGAGCGATAGGAAGAAACAGACCATCCTCCCGCGGGGCGGTCAGGGCGGCCCAGTAGTCCAAAAACCACCGGGGGAAGACACCCCGATGTCGCCGGGACCAACATCCACAAACCCAACAGAACATAAGCACCCAAAACGCACCTGAGGCAAGATTATGCCCCAAAGAGTAGTTAAAGTGACTATGTGGGAAGGCCGTCGGCCGACTACCAAACGGGTCAAAGTAGCCGAATGTCGGGATGCAGAACGGCAAGTGCTTGAACAGTGCCAATGGATGTGCATGGTAGGGGCGCCACAAGGGGTACAGTGGGAACACAGTGTAGGCGGCCCAGTAAGCGATATAGGCTTGCCACCACCACGAATAACCGGCAACCCCAAAGAAGTGGCACCCGCTCAAACCGTAAAAACTGCTCACGGTGTGGAAAAGACCCCAGTCATAGTAGTCCAACCAACCGAGCAAGGCGAGAACACGCATATACGTCACATGGGACGCCTCACGGATCATCCGGACCGGTGTGACGGGGATGTTCACCACCCCACGCGCGGCAAGCCAGGCGATCACCACCACAATCAATACGCGCTTCGGCCGAAGGTCCGCATACCGAATCAACGTCTTGGAATCATTCCAGATATCCTCGACGTGGTCAAACGTGACGGCCCAGTCAAGCAGTTCGGAGATCAATACCTTCGGCAACACCCAGACAGTCAGAGCCATGTTCACAGTGGCAAAGACCTGCAACATCGACGAATGGCGGCTCAAAGAGAAGTCATTGGCAGGTGTGAGTCGACGCCGTGTGGTCCAGAGTGTGGGTTGCCAAGCGTCCGCCGAAACGCTGTGACACTCGTAGGTGAAAACCCCTTCTGCCCGCGTCGTCCAACGGATGCTATTAGGGCTGAAGAGCAGGCTCGGCGTAAGGAGAGCATTCCAAAGAAGAAACAGGATCGAACTGAAGTACGCCATCAAGTTGGGCGCAAGACCGAGCTGGGCCAAACGCATGCGATGAGCAGCATGCGCAGCAGCATTCAATTCCGCGTACGGCACATCCTCCGTCAGAGCCATCTGCACTTGTGAGACCTTCGCATGGAAGTCCTGTATCGCGGTGCCGGGATACCGGTCCGCGAAGAGCATCATCTTGTTGATCAGTGAAGTGCGCACCCGAGTGTCGTACGGTGAGTTAGAGGCACAAAGCCACGCAGGTAAACGCGTGTAATCCCCGGCGTCAAAGGCACGTGTCGCTTCCGGGAGATAGTCGGCACGGTGTATGACGAAGACGTGGTGCGCAAAATCCGACTCTACCAAGCTGACAGTCAGGACAAAATCCGGACAGACGATCCGGTTGGTGGTCAACCACTCCTTACAGGCAGCCGGCTGAGTGTACTGCCCACCAGCATGACCCTCAGGCACGTATACCAATTGATCGCCCCGCAACCGGAAGTCATACAAAGCAGGCCACTGAGGAGGCTCACCACTCAGCAATTCAGGCGGGATGACCGCGGTGGCAAAAAGTGTGCGCAGCTGTCCGTTCTGAGCAAACAGCTCACTAATGTCCGCGGGGTTCAAGTAATGCAGGACATCATGCATAACGGCAACTTCAGTGTGGACCCGGACGGGCCGATTCGTTGCGTTGTCATAGCGGCACCAGTCCTTCCCAGTAAGCGCCACGTTGTGATGTGCCACGGCCATGCGTTGGAAAGTGGAGGCCTTTGAGGAAATGCTCGTGAATGGTACCGCCTTGAGCAGAGTGGCGATACGTTCCGTGTTCCTGTCCTCAAGCGTCTTGTTCGCGCCATGGGGATGTGCCAGACCATGGGGGTTGGTTAGGATGCCGCTCCGTTCCAACGGAGCATGCAGTGCCTTGGCATAACTGTAACGGGATGAATACCGATGCCGCGCCATGGTCAGGTAGGCCTTCAGTTCGGGGGCCAACACGGTGGTGGCAACCGGTGTGTTAACGAGATCCTCAAAGGCCCCGAGACGGGTGCGTCCGTCAGCGAAATACGTGGAGGCGTCGATGTATTCACCGCTAGCTATCGGGCGACGCCCGGCGTCACGCTCGGCATGCAGCAAGCCTTTACGGCGGCCCACCTTCTTATCCCAGTCCTCGAACCATATAGCCAGACCGTTGCGGTAGGCCCATTGGCGGCAAACCTCGGTGTATGGGTAACGACCACAGTGGGCCAAGGCCCTAACGACCTGCCCCGCGCACGGGGGCGGGGGCCCGGGGAGGAGGAAATTCCAGAGTGCGCTCGGGTTCGAGAGAATACCACCAAAGAAGCCACCTTTGGGTCCGTTTTCGCGTGGCACCATAAATATTCGCAGATAACAGTACCCGGGCACGTCCAAGAGGGGTGAGTCCCAAGACGGCCCGGCCTTGAACTGGCGGACAAGATCCCGCATCTTAGCACGCCGCGATCGATACGGTGAGAGGACTGCCCGTGGCGGCCGCGGGGGGGGTAACCGCGACTGGCACCAGTAGGCAGTAAAGTAAACGGCGGAGAGATTTAAGGCGAGGGTGAGAAAGCATAGTGGTAGGAGCAGGAGATAATAGCATGTAGTGGCTTTTGGGGTGTCTAGTAACCACTGAACCGCATGGCCCAGCGGGGGGTATGGGCGACACCCAAACCCTACCCACAGGTGGGGTGCGAGCCCGAAGGCCCACATCGGACTAGTTGTGCCCGCGGTGAGATGGGTTCAGTAGACGAAACGCGGTTAAAACAAGGAGATAGAAGTGGGGGAGAAGGGGCGACGACCCCAAGCCTAACGTTCGGGGGGTAAACCCGATAGAAGTTAGGTACGTTTACCGCCAAAGGTTTCGCGGGGGTATGCCGGCTCCGATGCTCAGAAGCTAAGGAGAAGTGGG